GAAAACTTACATGCCAATTGTAACTGGAAATTCGTTTGAATTTAAAGCAGGTTATGAATTTGATCCATGTCCTAAAACAATGCCAATTGTTAAAGCACATGCGATTCCAGAACCTCTTAAAGTTCGTATGATTACCAAAGGTGAAGCCCAAAATTGGGTTCTTAAACCATTACAAAAGGCTATGCATAGAGCTCTTAAGGATTTCCCTTGTTTCCGCCTGACCTCAGGTCAATGCATCTTGAATAATTTTAAGAAATTTAAAGAAGGAATGTTATATGTATCGGGAGATTACTCCGCAGCTACAGATAATTTAAATATGGATATTATGGAAACAGTAGTTTCTGAACTTATTAAAGTTCTTCCATCGGAAATAATTCCATATGTCATCCGTGAATCGAGTGCTCATATTATTGAGTATCCTACCAAAACTGGTTTGGATTCGATTCTTCAAACAAATGGTCAATTAATGGGATCATTGTTGTCATTTCCTATATTATGTGTTGCAAATGCAGCCACATATGGAATGGCATCAAACATTGATGACATGATTGACTTAAAATGTTTGATAAACGGTGATGACATTTCCTTCCGTGACTTTCAAAAAGTTATTAGAAAATGGAAAATCATTGCAAATCAAATGGGATTGATACCAAGTGTTGGAAAAAACTATGTATCTAGAAAATGGTTTACTATTAACTCACAGTTGTGTTATAGTTCACAAAATTCTAATATGATAAAAGTTTTACCTTCATCGGCATATAACACCATTTGGTCTCACAGGGCCAGAAGAGGTGAGATCAATACTATTCGAGAAGCCGTTCAAAGATTTGATAAGAGATTAGTTGTTTCTAATCTTAAGTCAGCTCTAAAAATGACTCCTAGAAGTATTGATATATCTGTCCATCATGGCGGTCTTGGTATCAAAGATACTAGACAGCCCACTAAAGTAGATCGTGAAATTAATCTTATGAGTTTTCTTAATAAGAAAACACAATTAGTTAAACATATCGATGAGTATTCAATTGTACAGTGTACAAAAGAAATTGCTCTTAAGTATGTTAATTTAGATTTAATACGATCCTCCTTAATTGAAGGACAATACCCACCAAAGCGAGCACTTGTTTCCTATGATCAAGTGATGCCTAATTATAAAGACATCTTACAAGATTGCGATCGAGATAATCTTTTGGACGAGTGGAAAGCCTATAAGAATTTTGTTAAATTCTATAAAGGTGTACCATGTCTTAGGGATTGGATAAATTCAGATAAGAAATTATTTAATTTAAAAAATTCCAAAATTATGACAATTATTGTAAGTAGAGAGATCTACGAACAAATGCC